TCTTTATCCTTGGATTTCCAAAGGATGGAAAGTTTATCTTGGAAAGAAGCGAAAGCTTCTTCAGCTAAATCAAGAGTTTTAAGTTCATTAGCAAGAAATTCTCTATCTTCGTCCTCAAGAGCATACTTTTGATCAATAAGATCCATGCGCTCATTGAAAGCTGCAATAGCTTCTTCTGCCTTTTTAGAAGCTTCAAAAGATTGAATCTTTTCTTGAGCTTCTGCTAACTGAGTCTTCATAGAATCAACAGACTCTTTAAGTTCAGCGCGTTCATTAGCGATAGCTTCTTTTTCTGACTTAGCTGATTCAATATCATTACGATATTGTTCGTCCTTTTGCTTAATTGCTTCTGCAAAAGTGCTTGTCATAGAAGCGACTGCCTCTTCAGAAAACTTCTTTTCGACAAGAAGTTCCTTTAATTCCGAGATTACGTTTTCGAATTCCATGTTAATTTTCTTTTTAGTTGTTACATTAATAATATCACTTTGTGAAACTTTTTTTATAGATCTATCTCTTTTGTCAATTATATTTACAGAAATAGGTTCTTCTTCTTTCATATAAATACCTTTTACATCAGCAGCAGGACTTGTAGTGAAACCAATTCCTAGCGGATAAATCATTCCTTTAATTAATCTATATATATTTTTGCCATCTTTAGTTCTTCCTGTTCCGCCATAAACTTTTAATAAACCTTTTAGTTCATTAATCTTTTTCGGATCAGTAATAATTTCAGCATCATTTAAATTTGTGCCGCCAATAGCTAAATCATATTCAGTAAATCCAACTTCCCAGCTTGTAGAGATTTGTTGGAAATAAGCGTCTTTTGGATCTGTTGATCTTTCAATAAGACCCACAAAATCCTTGCTTGCTGAACGATATACTACCGCACCTAAAGCTATATTAAATGGATCTGTCTTTCCAATTAACTCTTCTGGAGTTAAAATTTGGCTGGTTTTATAATCGCTAAATCCAGCAGTTGCAATATGCCCAACAATTCTTTCCTTATTGTGTTCTATATTAGTAGGCTTATGGAGGAAATTTTTAGTAAACGCCAAAGCAGTTTCCGTATCCATTCCATCGCCATTTTTATTAAACATATTAACAACTGCCGCATTAAAAGATACGCCAATTAAATCAATATTCTGTTTGTAATCAATTCCCTGCGGAATCAAAGACTCAAGATTATCTAAAGATGCTTTTGAGATAAATGATGATTCATTTATTTCGCAAGCACTAATAGGGGCTTCAAAAGTTGTTGTATATTTATACTTCATTTACAACATTACTTTTCGCAAGTATCAGAAACTTCTTTTTCAATTTCAGCAGCCTTAACAACCTTTAAAGATTCACATGCTGGATCAGTTGGTGCTTCATCTTTCTTAGAAAGAAGTTTTGTTTTTTCAGTAGCCTTAGTCTTTTTGGCTTTCATACCATATTCATCAGTTTCATCGTCAATAGACTCATCGTCCTCTTCATCCATCATCTGAGCTTTTGTTGCAACTTTTGCTTTGGCCGATTCTTCTTTCTTTTCACCATCTGGATTGCCTTTACCCATTTTCTTCAAGATTGCTTGTTGCAATGCAGGTGGTAATTTCTTTTGAGCTGGGGTAAGACCACCTGCTGTGGACTCTTCATTCAACATTTTTTCAACTTGACCATAATAATTTGCACAAGTATTCATCGTTTGTGTTTTGTCCATACCTGCGGTATTAATAAACATTTTATCATCCATTGCACAAGAACTCATATATGATTTATAAATTCCAGCTTCTTTTGAGTCCATTGCTGATAATGAGACTTCTATATCTCCATTAAATGTTTGGACAGTTTTCTTTAAAGGTAACTTGATTTCGTTTGGGTCAATTTTCATTTGATTTACTATGGTATAAGATTGCTGATGAGTATACATCTAACTGGTGTTCATCTGATATATTTAAAATATCACCAATAACCCCCAATTTTTCGATATTATCGAAATTATTTACACAAGAAATTAACTCTTCGTTCCAATTTTCTAATTCTGTAGAACATATAACTGCTTCACAAAGTTTATCTAACATTTTTTCTTGATTTTTATTAAATCTTTTAATGTTTAATACTTCTTTTAAAGCGTCTTTTGCTGATGCTCTTGATTTTTCAATTTGTCCAATAGTTTCTTGGATTCCTTGTCTAGAAAAAGAGGCTTTAGTGATTGGGATACCAGTTGTTCCAGCAGGACGACCAGCAACTTTATCAGTTTTATTAATTACTGGAGCTTGAGCGCCGCCTTGCGCCCCTTTAGGAAGTTTTGGTGCGGGAGCTTGAATTACTGGAACTCCACCAACAATAGGATTATAATAGCCCTTCTTTCTTTCCTCGATATAGGTCTCTTGAGCTGGAGTTAATTCTTCAGCTAATGGGAACTTACCATTATGGAACATTTCAAGACCTTGTTGTGGGGTTAAGACACCTAATTCAATCAGTCTTGTTGCTGCTCTCATTAATTGAGTTTCATCTCTCATATCAATGTCTTTAAATACAGCAGTTGGGTAAGATCTAAAACCTAAATCATTAGCTATTCTCTTAATTTCCTTTTGTAAGAAATCATTTAAGAAGGCATATCTAGATTCTTTAAGTCGATCAGTAAAGATTTGAGCTTTTACTTCTGTTGCGCTATACTTCTCTTCACCAACGACAATATTCTGAAGACCTTGCTTAATATCTTCATTTAAAATTTTATATTTATCAGGCCCAAGGACTTTATTTAAGTCTGGAATGACAAAATTTGCTTTTGTGGTATAATCTGAAACTAAAACACGACCAACGCTTTCATTCTTAAAAAGATTTTGCATCGCATTTAAATTCTGAGGATTAATTCCTCCCTTATCAGGCTCAGTTCCCATGGTGATAAGAAGAACTACATTTTCTACAGTTCTTGTGATAGCTTGATCCATTTTTTTAAGTTCAAGCTTTGCATTTATATCTTCTAATACAGGATAACCAAATGGAATTGCAAATGGTTCGTAATCTTGTTTTTTATAGAATGAATATGATAATTTTTTAGGATCAATTTTAATCTTTAATCCATCTTTATAATAACTTCCATCCTTAATAGCCTTTTGTACTTGAGGTTCTAATCCATTAAAAATATCTTTATCTTCTTCGGTAACTGGATTTTGTAATCTAGCCATTTCATACTCTGAAAGAATTTTCTCAAACGCACCAACAGCAAAAGTTGAAGTTCTTTTAGCTACAACATCAAAAGGGTTTAATAAAATATATCTAACGGGTATTTGATTAATTATCTTGCCGTCTGGACCACTAGTGGAAGATAATTTCATAAAATCATTAACGGTGAATTTACCATCCACACGATATAAAAAAACATTACCACTGCGATAGTATTCTCTAAAATATTGATCTTTTAAATTCCAAATATTGATTTTTTTAAACCAATCTTCAAAAAATTCTCTACTTTTAGCTGTCCCACCTTCAAGAAATAAATCTGTATTAGCGAATTCAGACATAATATCAATTGCATTTCTAAAAACAGCAACATTTGCATAAGCTTTTTGGCAAAGTTCAATAGCATCTCTAACATGAATGCCATCAGAAGCGTATTTATAAGGAAGCATTCCCTTGCGAATACTACTGAATCTATCAATGGTTTCAGCAACTGCCGCTCTATTAATTCTCGATTTAGTTTGAAGACCTCCATCTAATCCTCTTGAAGCGATTGATTCTTCTGCGTAAGAAGCGTCTGAAACATAAAATGGCGCACCTAATAAATTTGGTGAATAATTAGCTTGAGTTTCTTGGAATTGTGGATGTTCGATTTGCCCATTAAATTTATCCCAATATTCAGATTTTTTATTATAATTCCTCTTTGCCATAAGTTATTATAAGTTACACAGCAAAGTATTAAAGTTGACTTTTAACTTTCTGCAAAGTTAAATAAACATTGGAACAAATGTAGCTTGAATGTTACTGGCTTTTTGATTTATCATATCAAAATAAATAGGAACCATCCAATTGCCAAGAACTAAAGCTGAATAAGAGTCTTTTCTAGCTTTATCTGCTCCTCTTTGTTTTTTTAAGTTATGAGGGAGATCAAAACTTTGTGTTCCTTGAGCTGTAGTAGTAACTTGCACTAAAGCACATTCTACTTTGATAAGATCAATCATATCTTTCTGATGCTCAACGAAATCAATCATTTTTGCACCATCAGGCTGGTTATCTTCAAAACTTTTAGCAAATTTTAAATCTTTAATAGGGATAACAGCTTTTCTTTGTTTATGATAATCATCATTCATTGCAGATCCAGCAAAAAGAATATTTCTATGATCAAATGCAGCTTGAAGAGATTCGTTTGCATATCTAATCCACTGAGAACTTGGTTTCCTCAAATAAACAATTTTCTTTGTTTGCAGATTATATTGATTTCTAGCATCTCTTAGCCCTTTATCGTATTCTTGAAGATCATCAAAGTTTGCATCAATAGTATCTAACTTTATCCCCATCTGTTTAAATATTTCACTTTCATTACATGAGTTCATAAATTGAACGCCACCATTATAGTCGCCAACAATAGATACGATATTAAAATTATTTAATAAATAAGCTAAATAAATGATATGACTCTTTAGGTTTGTTCCAGACATAGCGTAACTATGCACGACAATGCCCTTTGGCTTGTCCTTATCTCTTTTTATGAGTAACATAGCGAAATCGTCGGAACCCTCGCTCTCAGACCAAGATGGGTCAATTGCGAGTATGTATTCATCATCAGGTTCGCCAATAACTTCGACACTTTGACCTTCTCCATCTGCAATGGTACAAGCCATCATCTTACTAACCTTAAAGTAACCAGAACTATCGTCAGTAAATACCGCTCCAAACTCTCGATCAAATTGAGATTCACTCATTGTCGCCTTCGCTTGGTTAATTAAGTTTTGATCATATAATTGGTCAGGCGCACAGTCATAACTAAAGTGCATGATTGTTCTATGAGCGCCATCTTGAGTGTTTTCGTTAAGAATCAAAGACTCATATTGAGAATAAATTTTAAATAAATGCTCAAATCTATAAGATGCAGAAGATAAACCAATAATTTTGTTATTTGGCCATTGTTTTCTTTCTTCTTCAGCCATTTCGCCCATTTCAATTAGTTTTGTTTCTAAATCAAATATTTCTTGTCGTTCTGTAGGGTTTTCCACGACAGAAAGGAAAGGCATAATAACTTCATTCAAAACTTTTTCAGGCATAAGTAAAAGTTCGTCGATAATCATTCGTTGAAAACGAAAACCACGAAGTTTTTCACCGTCGCCAAGTGGCAAAGCTGTGATTTTACTTCTGCCTATCTCCATCGTCCACTGATCATTACTTTTCGACACTCTAGTAATAGCTTGAGCAAGTAATTCAGCTTTAGGACTGAGAGCTATCTCTTCGATCTTATTGAAAATCATTTTTGCCTGACGAAATGACTTACTAATGATGCCAATATGAACTCCTTGATGTAAAACAGCATCTAAAATAGCAAACACAGCAGTTGAGAAGGACTTACTCATACCGCGAGACCATATTCCTAAGAAATAATCTGTTTCCATCATAGCTTTAATAGACATATGTTGGAATGGAAATAATTTAACGCCAGTTAATAACTCAGAAGCGAAGGATGGGTTTTCTCTGAGGAATTTATAAAACAATATCTTAGCTTCATGCTCTTCGATATATCCTTCCGCATCCATTAACTCTTGGTTAATATTTGGAAATGTTTTTCTTCTTTTTTGTATACCCGGTTCCCAAGACATATTATTTAATTTTCTTTGACCAAAAATATTGTATATCTGTCTTCCATAAAGACTTGCCCAATACTAATAATTTAGGAGTTAATTCTACACTCAGCTCTCTTGAGCCACTAAAAACAAATTGACAGCAATCGCTATAATCTCTTTGTAAACTTCTCATGCTATGGAAAACATAATTAAGGTTAAATTTCTTATAACTTTGCTTATTATATTCAGCCATACCGTGAAGAGGGGCTTCTATGACGATAAAAAGATAGCAACCTAAACTTCTGCAACGATCTAGCTCTTTTGAGAAACGAGCATAGGAATTTGTAACTGTTGCACAGAAATCAGCAAAAGATTTTCTATCAACATGAGTATAATTATATAAATCGCCACCAACAGCATAATCACCTATGTCTAATTTCATTATTTTAGACTTTTTAAATTTTAATGGTTGTTGTTCTCTAGTATCTACAAGAATATTGACATTGGAATAATCATTCCAGAATTCTTTTGGCAATTTTTGACCAAACATAGGTTCAACTAAACAATTTTTGCAAGCATCAGTATAACTGCCAAAATATTTTTTATAAACATCAATTTCTGGCAATCCATTGGTGATAAGTTCAATAGAACTTAAACCAGATTTTAAATTCTTGGATTTTATTTTCTTATTGAGTATTTCTCCTATATAGTTTTTTACTGCACCGAACGGTGCGGTATCACACCACTCCATTAATTGGTGCGGTTGAGAAAAATCTCGTTCAAAATAATCATCATAATTTTTAAATGGTAATAATTCACCAGTTAATTTGTTTTTGCGTTGAAAGTGTTTGACATAGTAATCCCCAAGCAGCATATCGTGTTTTTTGATATGTGCATGAA